AAGCTGCTGAACAAGGGGCGTTCGACGTGCTTTTGGTACACGACCTCTCGCGTCTTTCGCGCAGTTTATCCGACACGCTAGAGCTCTTCAGGGACTTGGGAGAGATGGGCGTCGGCTTCGCATCGGTCAATGATCCCGACTTCGACTTCTCGAACGCAACGGGGCGTCTTTTCCTCTCCATCATGGCAGCCTTGAACCAGTATTACGTGGACATGCTGAAGATGCACACGGCCAAGTCGAAACGTGAGCGGGCACGGCGGGGACTCTATAATTACTCTAATGTCCCATATGGCTACCGCCAAGTAGGAGATGCCGACACCCCGCCGGAGATCGTGGAGAAGGAAGCCGACGTAGTGCGGCAACTCTTCGAGCGATACGCGACGGGCGAGCATTCTTACATAGATCTGGCAGATTGGATCAGTGATGCTGGTTATCGCACTCACTCGGGTCGACGTTTCTCGAAGGCTACTGTTCGCAAAATGTTGTGTAACCCGTTCTACAAGGGCTCAGTGGTTTACAAACAGGGAAAGCAAAGCCTGGATGTGGGAGAAGTCTACGACGGACAGCACGAAGCCATCGTGAGTGAAAATGTATGGGAGATCTGTCGCAAAATCCGTGACCGAAGGAAAGCTAAACCTTACCCACATGACATGGAGCAGCGCGTGTACCTATTGACTGGGGTTGCCCATTGTGACGCATGTGAAAGAAAACTCAATGCATATTGGAGAGAAAGAGCGTACTACCTTGAGCCATCGAAAAGACGTGGATTCGTCGATTGCCCAGACTTGGGACTCAGCAATAGAGCAGCAGGCATAAATAGGCAGGTCGGGGCCATTTTCCGCCGAGTACGATTGCCGGATGATTGGCGTAAGGAACTGGAAGAAATGATCGAGCCAGACAAAGAGCCAGAGAGACTGAAACGTCGCCGTGCCCGGTTAGTGGCGAAACGAAAACGACTGAAGAGGTGGCGTATCAAAGGCATGTACGACGACGATCCAGAGCTGTTCGATCAGAAATTAGCACAAGTCAGGCAAGAGATAGCTGCACTGCCTGATCCCATTGAGTTAGAGGCAATGGAGAAAGCCGCACAAACAGTCAAGAACTTGACAGAGTTATGGGATGATGCAGAGAAGGAAGATCGCAAAGAATTACTTCGATCAGCCATAGAGAGAGTCACCGTGGACGTGCCGCAAGGTCGGCTGGTAACGATAGAGCCTTACCTCGTGTTCGTACCTTTGTTGAGAAAAGTATCCCTACTACAGGAGATCGACTTAGGAGTCTTCAGTCCAGTCTGGACGGAAGCATTAGTTGAGGATTTGGACGTGATGCCAATAGTCGATGCAGTGACACAGATGCCTAGTGCAGCAAAGACACCTGACTGGCCCCTGGTGCTAGACCTGCCCGAGGATATGAAGGGCACATTCGTCACACCCATATTGAGTGATTGGCTGAGTAGTCGTCGTCAATTAGGGAAAACATTGGGGCCTGTGATAACATTGAAGAATCCACACTTAGAGCCACTGAAGGCACATCGACGGTACTGGGACACACAGATCGAGCGGGTGGAGGACCTCGCGCAACGCCCAGACGAATCGGCAGCCTTCCTGTGGACACCGTTCGTGCTGCAACGACGGGAGGCCAAGAAGAAGCTGGTCGCCGAGGCACATCGCGTTCTGGAGCAAGGGGGTTTGTGGAAAGTGGTGGATGTATTGCCGCCGTCGATGGCGTCGCATTGGCTATATCGTTACTTTCCCCAAGCGCGGGAGATTGACCGGGAGCAGACATGGAATGCTTACGTTCTGTATAATAAGTTACGGGAAGTACGCTTCACGGTGGAGTTGGAAAGAAGGAGCGTGTACCAACCTGTAGCAGTAGGTGTGGCGATTGAGATGGTGCAAGACCGTGAATCCTGTCCCCAGTTGGCGCCCCTATCGGACGCAATATACGAAGAAGGCATACAGCGATTGCAAGCTGTCTTAGAAAGCAGAGGTGACGATCACTTACTGTCCTCGGAAGTATGCTTGACGATAATAGACGCCAAGAAATAAATACCGGACAAAAAGCACCTTGCAGATCGAGCTAAAAACGTTGATGGTCTGCCATTCAGATACAAATCCTGGCTAACATTAGGTTTGTTTTGTTCATTAGGTGTATATAGCGAGCTGAGATAACTTTGATTCTGTGAAGGATGACAACTAAAGTGGAGTTAACGAATGAATGAGCGGAAAAGAGTAGCAACGTATGCGCGTGTCTCGGTCATTGTTCAGAGTGAGGAAGGTAAATCCCTGGACGCCCAGAAGGCCGAGATGCACGAGTTTGCCGAGGCGCGTGGCTGGGAGGTAGTGGCCGAATTCGTCGACGCCGGGAAGACCGGCACGAACACGGATCGTCCAGCGCTACAAGCTGTCCTGAACGAGGCTGTAGAAGGAACATTTGATGTGCTTTTGGTGCATGATTTGTCGAGACTATCACGTAGCTTACCTGACACACTAGAGCTCTTCAATAACTTGGGAGAGATGGAAATCGGCTTCGCATCGGTCAATGACCCCGACTTTGACTTCTCGAATGCAACGGGGCGGCTATTCCTCTCCATCATAGCTGCTTTGAACCACTACTACGTGGACAGGCTGAAGATGCACATTGCCAAGTCGAAACGGGAACGGGCACGGCGTGGGCTCTATAATGCCGCAGTTATGCCCTACGGCTACCGTCAGGTGGGAGACGCCGACACCCCGCCGGAGATTGTGGAGGATGAGGCAAAGGTGGTACGAAGTCTGTTTGATCGCTATGTAACCGGCAATCACTCTTACCGCGATCTGGCAGATTGGATTAACGATGTTGGTTCTCGTACGCGGTCAGGGCGGCGTTTCTCACAATCCACCGTTGCCAATATTTTACGCAACCCGTTCTACAAAGGATCAGTGGTTTACAAACAGGGCGAGCAAAGCCAAGATGCGGGAGAAATCTACGACGGTCAGCACGAAGCTATCGTGAGTAAGGAGGTATGGAATCTATGTCGCAAGGTGAGTGAACAAAGAACTAAGGGCACACCCCAGTCTTATCAACAACAGACTTATCATGTATATCTATTGACCGGGATCGCGTGTTGCGATTTATGTGGAAGAAATCTCCACGGATACTGGCGATGTCCAAGAAGCTATTACCTTGAGGCATCGAAGAAACTCGGATTCGTCGATTGCCCAGACTTGGGGCGCAGTAATAAAGCAGCAGGCATAAATAGACAGGTCGGAGCCATTTTCCGTCGAGTACGATTGCCGGATGATTGGCGTAAGGAACTGGAAGAAATGATTGAGCCAGACAAAGAGCCAGAGATACTGAAGCGTCGCCGCGATCGGTTAGTAGCAAAACGAAAGCAGTTGAAAAAAAGACGTATCAAGGGAATGTTCGACGACGATCCGGAGCTGTTCGATCAGAAATTAGCACAAGTCAGGCAAGAGATATCTGCACTGCCTGATCCCATCGAATTAGAGGCAATGGAGAAAGCCGCACAAACAGTCAAGAACTTGACAGAGTTATGGGATGATGCAGAGAAGGAAGATCGCAAAAAATTACTTCGATCAGCCATAGAGAGAGCTACCGTGGACGTACCGCAAGGTCGGCTGGTAACGATAGAGCCTTATCTTGCGTTCGTCCCTCTGCTGAGGAAAGTGTCTCTGTTACAGGAGATCGACTTAGGGGTCTTCAGTCCAGTCTGGACGGAAGCATTAGTTGAAGAGTTGGACGTGATGCCAATAGCCGATGCAGTGACACAAACTCCCAATGCAGCAAAGACACCTGACTGGCCCCTGGTGCTAGACCTGCCCAAGGATATGAGAGGCACATTCGTCACCCCCTTGTTGAGTGATTGGTTGAGTAGCCGACGTCAATCAGGAGGAGCATTGGGGCCAGTGGTAGCCCTGAAAAATCCACGCTTGACACCATTGAAAGCACATCGACGATACTGGGATGTGCAAATTGAGCGTGTGGGCAGTTTGGCAAACCGACCTGACTACTCGGTGGCTTTTCTCTGGACACCATTTACACTACAACGTGAGAAAGCTAAGCAAGACCTAATCGCCGAGACACAGCGAATTTTGGAAGAGGGAGGACAGTGGACAGTGGTGGATGTATTACCATCGTCGATGGCAGCGCATTGGCTATACCGTTACTTTCCCCAAGCATGGGAGGTTGACCGAGAGCAGACCTGGAATGCATACGAACTGTATAACAATTTGCGGGGAACGAAGTTCGACGTGGAAGTGGAAAGAAAAAGCCTTTATCGACCAGTGGCAGCAAGCGTAGCGCTCGAAATGGCACGAGATCGTGAACACTGTCCGCAGTTGGCGCTCCTACCAGATGCGATATACGAAGAAGGCCTGCAACGGCTAGAGTTGGTAGTAGAACACGAGGGGGGAGAACACTTATTGCCATCGGAGATATGTTTGGCAATAGTGATCGCCGAAAAATAGCCGGAACTACATTGCAAGTGAGCAAGCAGAGAAATATGAATTGGTAATGAGGTAGTTCCAAAATTTAAAACCTTCCAAACCAGATGCTTTTTCCTCGGAAGATAGCTTGTATTTGGGGGTTTATTTTCTTGGAACGGCCTGAACAATGTAAAGAAAAGA